GGCATTGATCCGGAGAAAACGCAGAAATGCAAGCCTTCGGAATGCGCTTCTTGCGGCTGGGAAGCGGCAGAAGCCGCACGGCGGCGGGAGTACGTGAAGAAACACGGCTTGACGCTATGCGCCGACGGCTTCCGGCGGCTGATAATCAAAGCGGCGGACTTTACTGCGACGAAGTGGTGAGTAAGGAGGCGTAACAAAAACCGGGGCTTATCACATAAGCTGTGCGCATGGCGCGGTAGGGTGGGCGGCAGAGAAAGCGAGCGGGGCTGTAACCTCCGCAGGCTTCCTCTGCACAAACTCCCAACCGGCCGCAGATATCTCCTCCGCTCAATTTACAGGATGCAAAGCAGCGCCTGATGGGCAGCGTCAACCCGGTGGATATCTCCTGTTACAGCAGGTGCTTAAGCCGGTTCCGTTCTTTCAGTGTGCGAGCTTTGCAGGCTTCATTCTCCTGCAAACTGAGAACGGGTTGCCGGGAGCAACAGGAAGGGCGACATGAAGGAAGCCACTAAGGTTTCCATACGCATCACCTCCTTTCGCTCCGGAGCAAGCCCATCCTATCACGCCATGCGCACAGAGTCAAACAAAAAACGGGGCTTATGCCCCGCCTTAATGCAGCCGAGGACGGTCACAAGCCCGTGAAAATGCAGAGTGAGGACAAGGAGGTGAAACAATGAGCGAGCAGGAGAAAAAGGCAGCGAAGGAGCTGCTGGACGACCTGAAGAAGATCCCGGCGGACGGCGCGGATTATATGCGCGGGTATATGCGGGGCAGGCTGGACGGCATCAAGAACCGCAAGGACAAGGAGGACGAGGAATGACCCTTGACGACATTGAGGCGATGACGGCGGCGACGATAAGCCCGGCGCAGGCGGCAAGCGTGATCGGCTGCAACGAGCAGGCGCTGCGCATACAGGCGAGGGAACGCCCCGAATGGTTAGGGTTCCCGGTTATTCGCATCAACAACCAGATAAAGATACCCCGCGAGGCGTTTTTGAGATACATGGGGCGGGGCGAGAGGGGGACTGAGCGATGCTAAGTCCATGCGTCAACTGCGAGGAACGGGAGGCGGGCTACCACGGGAACTGCGGCGCATACAAGGAATGGCGCGAGCGCTACGACGCGGCAAAGGCGGCAAAACGGAAAGGCTCGCCGGCGGCGGCGTACATCTCGGCATGGAAGCGCAAGAAGAAACTGCACGAGCAAAGACACAAGCGCAAATAAAAAGCCGCCCACGGGCAGGAACCCCGTAAGGCGGTAAGGAAAACACATGACTATATCTTAGCACAGGAAGAAGGAAAAAGCAATGGCAAATTGCGAGCTGCGGATGAACAAATTCGCAAATCTCACTCAAAAATACCCGATGCACCGCGACGGGCGCAAGACGCTGTACTTCGTGGTCGAGCATCAGCCGGATCACACCCGCGCCGGGTACGAGGTAGAGCAGGGAGGCAAGACCGCACAGTTCGTTGACCTCGCGGATGCGGTGAAGTTCTTCAACGAGAGGAGGCGCAGGAAATGACGCCGACGACGGCAGAGGTCGTTTTATGCGCGGTGCTGGGAATCCCGCTGGCGCTGGGGCTGCTGTGGGCGCTGTTTGTGGCGGCGCTGGCGGCCTACGACGACTACCGCAAGGACTACAAGCGGAACCGGCTGCGCCCTGAGCGCTACAACGGCTGGGACTACTGAGGAGGGATAAACGTGTATCAGATACCGGACGACCCTATAATCCGCTGCATGGAGGCGACTGGCTTCCCGCCCTGGATGCAGGGCGATGACAGCGACGAGGAGGACGAGGACGATGAATAACCTCAGACTCTGGCGAGAGAGCCGCGGACTCAAGCAGACGGAGCTTGCGGCGATGGTGAAGCCCATCGACGCAAGAATCGACAGCAGCATGATAAGCCGCTTTGAAAATGAGATGTGCCTGCCGACACCAAGCGTATCAAAGGCGCTTGCAAGCGCGCTGAACGTGCCGGAGAGCCTTTTATTCGGCGGGACAGAGCAACTTTACATCTCCGGCGTAGTCGACGGAGAAGCCCGCGCAGAGCCGGAGAGCATGGACGTGACAGACCTGATAGCCCATTTCCGCGAGGCGGGCAAGGGCGCGGCGATAAGCCGCCGGGCGCTGGCGAGCATGATGGACGTATCCGACAGGCATCTGCGGCGGATCATCGAGGAGGCGCGGAACTGCGGCTACCTCATAATCAACGACAGCGACGGCACGGGGTATTTCCTCGCGGCGTCCAGCGCCGACATTGAGCGGCACTTCCGGCAGGAGAACGCGAGGGCGATGAGCATATTAAAGCGGCTCAAGGCCGCAAGGACAAGGCTGAAGGAGGTAGGCGCGATATGAACGGAGTGGAGAAATACTCCGAGGCGACGGTGAGCATCTTTTTTGAGCCGGGGCATGAGGCCTGCGCCTACTGCCCGCTGCTTGAGACCTACGCACGGGCGCAGTGCCGGAAGACCGGCGAATACATAGTTGACACAAGATACACAGTCGGGCGCTGGTGCCCGCTGAAATTCAAGGAGGAAAACACATAATGGAGAAAAAGACAAACGCCGAGCTGCTGGGCGACACCGTGATGATCGTCCCCGCGGCGGTATACACGGACTACGTGGAGCGGGCGGCACGAGCCGAGACCCTGCTCGACCACATGAACGAGAAGGTCAGCGACCTGACCATCAAGAACTGGCGGATGCAGCAGGACTTGGACAAGGCGCTGGCGAAGCTGGCGGAGCTTGAGGGGGCGGCAGAATGAACGAGACGACACCGAACATCGCGCACACCCTGCTGGCGATACAGACGGAGCTGAAAGCCCCGAAGTCACAGTACAACAGCTTCGGCAAGTACAACTACCGCAACTGCGAGGACATTTTGGAGGCGGCGAAGCCCCTCTGCAACAAGTACGGCGCGGTGCTGCATCTTTCCGACGATCTGCTTCTGATTGGCGAGCGGTACTACGTCAAGGCGACGGCGACGCTGCGGCTCGTCAGCGACCCCGACAGCTTTTTACAGGCAACGGCCTACGCCCGCGAGGAGGCCGAGAAGAAGGGCATGGACGGCTCGCAGGTCACGGGGGCGGCAAGCTCCTACGCGCGCAAATATGCGCTGAACGGGCTGCTTGATATCGACGACACCAAGGACAGCGACACAACGAACACCGGCGACAGCAAGCCCGCGGCGCTGCCTTTTAAGTGCGAATGCTGCGGCAAGGAGATCGCGCCCTACAAGGACAAGGCCGGACGGGCTATCACGGCAAGCAAACACGCCAACGCCAGCAAGGCCAAGTTCGGCAAGGTGCTCTGTTTGGAGTGCATAAAGCAGGAGCAGCGTACACAGGAGCTGAACAATGGGCAGGAGCTGCCGTTTTAAGGAGGAGGAAGAGAATGCTTAATCACATAGTTATAATGGGGCGGATGACCGCTGCCCCGGAGCTGCGATACACACAGCAGAACACGCCGTTAGCGTCGTTCACGCTGGCGGTGGACAGAGACTTTCAGAGCGGCGGCAGCGAGAAGCAGACAGACTTTATACCCTGCGTGGCGTGGCGAAAGACCGCCGAATTTGCCAGCAAGTACTTCACCAAGGGCAGCATGGCGGTGGTCTCCGGCCGCCTGCAGCTCCGCGACTGGACGGACAAGGACGGCAACAAGCGCCGCACGGCGGAGGTCGTGGCCGACAACATCTACTTCGGAGAGAGCAAGAAGCGCGACGCGAGCCCCGACGTTCCGTTCGAGGAGATACCCGACGATGGCGAGCTTCCGTTTTAAGGAGGTCCCGCCATGCCGAACAGAATAATCAAGGAGAGCATATGCTCGAGCGAGAAGCTGGCGGCGCTTTCGGATTTTGAATTTCGGTTATGGGTTGGACTTATAACACAGGCAGATGATGCGGGGCGGGGAGACGCTCGCCCCGCCATAATCAAGGGACATATTTTCCCGTTCCGGGAAAGGCTATCCATCAAAGACATAGATGCTGCGCTCCAAGAATTGGCGGCAAAAGGCTGCGTTGCCCTCTACAAAGTGGACGGGAAGCCCTACTTTTTGTTCCCCGGGTGGGTCAAGCATCAGCGTGTGCGCGATTGCAAGCCGAAGTTCCCCGAACCGCCGGAAAACGGCGCTCTTGATACTTTCGCCGCAGATTGCGGCGAGTTGCCGCAAGTTGCCGCAGATTGCGGCTATAATCCAATCCAATCCGAATCCAATCCGAATACAAAAGAAGGGGTACGCGCTGCGCGCTTCACCCCGCCCACCGTCGATGAGGTGCGGGATTACTGCCGAGAGCGCGGAAACACAGTTGACGCAGAGCGCTTTGTGGACTTTTACGCCGCTAAAGGCTGGATGGTTGGCAAAAACCGCATGAAGGACTGGAAGGCGGCGGTGAGAACTTGGGAAAAGGAGGACGGCGATGGAAAACGTAGGAGTCAGCCTCGCGGCGTGGATCGAGAAGAAGCGCAGCGAAGCGACAGCAAATGGGGCATTACCTACAGCACCTGAATACCGCTGCGAGCTTTGCCACGATACGGGGCAGATAATACACCGTGTGCCGGGCAGCATCGAAATCTCCGTTTCCGAGTGCGAATGCGCGGTAAAGCGCAGAAATGCGCTGCGGATCAAGCGGAGCGGCCTTGCGGACGTTATGAGCCGGTACACCTTCGAGGCGTACAAGACGCCGGACAAGCAGACGGCGGCCATAAAAGCCGCGGCGCTGCGGTACGTTGCCGAATCTCGCGGCGAATGGTTCGTGATCGTCGGGAGGCCGGGCAGCGGCAAGACCCACATATGCACGGCCATTGTCGGCAAGCTGATAGAGGGCGGCAAGAACTGCAAATACATGCTATGGCGAGACGAGGTGCGCGAGCTGAAAGCCCTTGTGAACGACAACTCCGCGTACAGGGAGCGCATGAACCTGCTGAAAAACGTTGACGTGCTGTATATCGACGATTTCTTCAAGGGCAGGGCGGTGTCCGACGGAGACCTCAACGTCGCCTTTGAGTTGCTGAACGCACGGTACAACGCACGGAAACGCACGATCATCAGCGGTGAACGCACGATAGGTGCGATCATGGACATTGACGAGGCGATAGGCTCAAGGATCTATGAACGCTCGAAAAACGGGTACTGCTTCGAGACGTCGCCGGAGAACCGGAGGCTGACATGAGAATTGACAGCGCAAGGATGCAGGGCGGCGAGCTCGTGCTGACGGCCTCCGTGCCGGACGCGAGGCGGTTTGTGTACGGCTTCAAGCCGGGGGAATATGACATCTCCCCCGCCAAGAAGAAACGCAGCCTCAACGCCAATGCATACGCGTGGCGGCTCATCAACGATATAGCGCTTGCCGTACGCGAGACGCCGGAGACGGTGTACCGCGAGGCGCTGAAGAACGTGCCGAACATCTGCGAGGTTGTCTGCATCGAGGACAGAGCGGTGGACAGCATGATACGCCTGTGGACACGCGACCACATAGGGCGGCGTGTTGAGCGCGAGCAAAGCAGGATCAAGGGCTGCACAAACCTGTATATCTACTACGGCAGCTCGGATTTTGATACCCGCCAGATGGCCATGCTGATAGACGGCCTCATACAGGATGCGCGGGCGCTGGGCATTGAGACGCGGCCGGAGGAGGAAATCAGATCGTTGCTGGAGGAGTGGGAATGAAGAACGAATACGGCGTTACCCTCGACCGCAACGGCTACGCGCCGTCGATCGTGCAGGACATCGAGGGCTGCTACTACTGCGCAACGCAGTGCGGCAAGCTCGACCGGCACGAGGTGTTTCACGGCGCGTCCCGCAAAAAATCAAAGGCGCTGGGGCTCTGGGTGCTGCTCTGCCACGACTGCCACATGACGCTGCACCACAAGGACGCCGCGCTTGACGCGCTGCTCAAACGGCAAGGGCAACGCGATGCAATGCGGCACTACGGTTGGAGCGAGGACGAGTTCCGGGCGCGGTTTGGGAAAAATTATATTTAAGGAGAACGCATATGAACGAGAAAATAGTTACCAGTCAGGCAGAGCTTGACGCGATACCCGTAGATTACAACGGCAGAATCATCATAAAGTTTGGCACACCGGACAAGCGCGCAGTCGTGAACAAAAAGTATCTGCGCTCCGTCGAGGCGCATGACAACAGCTCCGTCGAGGCGCATGACAACAGCTCCGTCTGGGCGCATGACAACAGCTCCGTCTGGGCGGATGGCAACAGCTCCGTCGTGGCGAAGGGCAACAGCCAAGTTGTTGACGCGCATAGACGAGGCAACATAAAGGTCTCCGGCAACGCCCGCATTGTGTACAACCCCGACAATATCACCGATTGGGCGTCGGCAAACGGTATCACCATAACCGACGGCAAAATCAGACTGTATAAGGCCGTACATAAACGCGATGGCAAATACGTTGCCGATTGGGATAACGATTTTATATACACCATCGGCGCGGTCGCCGAGGCAAATGGGTTCACCACCGACCCCGAGAAAGATTGCGGGCGGGGAATACACATGGCGACGCTGGGGCGGTCTGCTGCGTATGGGCGAGACTGGGACGATATAGCGCTGCTGGAGCTTGAGGCCGACGCAGACGAGATAGTCGTGCCGCTGTATAAAACCGGCAAAGTCCGCGCCCCGAAAGCGCTGGTTATCCGCGAGGTACCGCTGGAAGAGGCGGGCATTATGGGCAAGATTCTGGCGAAGAGGAGGGCGAAATGAAGGTACTAATAGCCTGCGAGGAGTCGCAGAGAGTGTGCATCGCGTTTAGGGGGCGTGGGCATGAGGCGTACAGCTGCGATATACAGGACTGCTCCGGCGGACACCCCGAATGGCATATCAAGGGTGACGCGCTCAAGTGTTTGCAGGGGGGGCAGATGTTCACGTCTGACGGACAGAACCATTACATAGACAAGTGGGATTTGCTGATTGCGCATCCGCCCTGCACGTATCTAAGCAACGTTGCCGGGATTCACTTTTCCCTGGAACATACACCGGCAGAAAAAGTGGTTCTCAGATGGAAAAATCGAGCGCAGGCGGCGGTGTTTTTCATGCTGTTTTTAACGGCGAATGCGGATAGGATTGCGATTGAAAACCCTGTCGGATTTATGAATTCGGCATACAGACCCGCTGATCAGACAATCCACCCGTATATGTTCGCTGAATCAGAGGATGACGCAGAAAATTATGTTACGAAAGCCACGTGCCTGTGGCTAGTTAATCTGCCGAAACTTAAAGGGAATGGGCTACCGAAACCGGACAATGGTAAGCTCTTCGGCAAACTCCCAAGCGGTAAAAATCGCACATGGGAAGACACTTATAGTCGAAGTGCCAAAGTACGAAGCAAAACATTCCCCGGCATAGCTGAGGCGATGGCTGAACAGTGGGGATAATTTATAGCGCGAAAGCGAGAAAGGATAAATTATGAAATACGAAAATGCTAAAACTTGTGTGCCTTGCGAGGGTACAGCTAGCCCGTCTGCCCCTACAAAGCCGCTTTCGGGCATGATGGATCAGGCCAATAACATGGCAGAAGAAATTCTGATTATGGCATACAAGATAAATGCTCACATGTTCGGCATTGGTAAACCCGACGGAGAAAATGCGGCTTCCCCGCAGTGTTTCCGTGATGCGCTCAACAATCAGATTATGACACTTGACAAAGCAGCAATCGAACTGATGTCAATAATGGCCGCGCTGGGGGTGTGCGAGGCTTGATGGACTGCTTCAATCATTCTTGCCCATTCCGCAGCAACGGAACCAGCAACGTACACCATTGCGAGTGTTTGGCTTGCCCAAACAGATGCGGCCGGAGTGTACTGATATCGTCTGACCGCACCTTGACCGACGATGAGCTTGCAAGGATTAATACGGAACGGGCTAACGACGCCGACTACGGTGTTGGTATTTACTGCTAAGGATGGCTAAATAACTAATACATAGACAAGGAGAAACTGCAATGAGATTTAAGGCGGCAAAAACAACAGACGAATTCATGTTGATACCAACATTCGGCTGGATAAATGAGCGTTATTATTACGGCTATCCGGTTATTGCCATTGCCTTTGCGTGGCTGTGCTGGCGGTGCAAAATCGAAATCGGGGTCAAGAAGAATAGGAGGTAAATTATGGCTGGTGCGTCAAGATACGATAAGTTGTGTCATTCCGTTTTTGGTGGAAAAGGAAACGGGAAAGATTTTCTTGCGAGAGATACGAACATACACTGCGGCAGTTGCGGAGGGCATCTTTCCACATATTACTGCGAAGAAGGGCTATTCCTCGTGGATTGCAAAATGTGCGAAAAACGAGCGCTTGTTAAGGCAAAAAATCCGAGAGATGCGGCATATAAGACCTTTGCGCACGAAATCATACCGATTGATGAAATGGGTGAGGAAAATGCGGTGTTTTTTGGAACGATGCCGATTGTTGACCCGCCATACTATGTCGGTAGCACAATTGATGAGGGCTTCCCCGATGGGTTGAAATGCGGGATGTATCTCCCGTGTCCGGGGACAGATTTCCCAGATATGCCGGAGGGCAGCGTATGAGCATTTATGTCAACTTTGACCACTTGATTGACTATCTCAGGAAGGTTCGCAAAAACCGCAACGTCAATATTTCACCATACATGGACAACGCTTTGCTTAATGTTCAGCAAATGTTAGAACGCGATGTGTACAACCCTATATTGTTTGATTATGTTGAAATTGGGAACTGCGATGGTTGTGTGTGGAAGGGCTTACGGCATCAGAGATGTTCGTGTTGCCGTAGGAATAGATTCTTGAAGGACGGGTACACCAATAAGGAGGAGGGCTAAATGGCTGATTACATAGATATGGACAAACTCAAGCCTTGCCCCTTTTGCGGCGAAAACGGCTACGGGGTGCATTTACAGAAGATTATTTACGCAACGAAGATTTTAAACGCTGGGAAGTGATGTGCGAGATGTGTGGCGCGGAAATATCAGAGTTTGTTACACCAGAAAGAGCAGTTGAGGCATGGAACAGGAGGGCTGACAATGGCTGAATACATAAGCCGCGAATGGGTGCTGAAAACACTTGAAGAACATAAAAACATCAAAACGTGGAATACAGACGTCTGCGATGCCGATACAGTCTTGCGGGTGCTGCAAGTGATCGAGAATGTCGTGAACAGAGCTCCGGACATTAGCCCGAGACAGTACAGCAACAAGATTTTGGCCGCGAAAAATGCAGCGCTGGAGTTCCAGCTCAAGCACTTAAAAAGACAGCGACAGCACGATGATGAGAACTACGTTATAGCCGAAAGCGTTGGCAATGTCATGCCTATGGGATTCTACAAAGGTAGGGTTCAGGTTGAGGAGCAAATAATCGACTGGCTGGAAAGGATGGTGCGGAATGGCTGAATACATAGAACGTGAGCATCTTCTTCGCAAATTCAATATTGATGACATGATGAACGTGAATGGAGCACTGATATCCTTAAATGACGCAAGGAATGTTATTGAAAAACAGCCCGCCGCTGATGTTGCGCCGGTGGTGCATGGGCGGTGGATTCGACCGCACTGGAAGAACAGTAATTATTGTTATGACTGTTCGGAGTGTGGCGGGGAGGCAACGCACAGAGACTATCAGTGGGCTAAAGATGGCATCTACCCTATCTGCCCCAACTGCGGCGCGAGAATGGACGGTGACGCGGAATGAGGCTGATTGACGCAGATAAATTATACGATATCATTGAGGGCTGCGTCCCCGCCCCATACGAAGATTCGAGGGAAGCTAAAGAAGACTGCCTTACTGAAATTGTGAATGCTCCAACTGTCGAGGCTGTTTCCCGTGAGGAGTTCAGGACAGCCGTAAACGAGCTGTGCCGCCTGTGCGGGTGTTATACCCACGAGCACGACGGAGCTTGCAACGGCTGCAAGTGGCGAGAAAGGAGAAACACATGATACATTGGCTATGGGCGCTCGCGGCGTTTATCCTCGGCGGCTCGCTTGGCGCCTTGATAATGGCCGTCATTATCGGAGGGAGCCGCGGCGATGAGTAAGTACCACAACACCAAGACAACGGTTTCTGGCCATACCTTTGACAGCCGCCACGAGGCCGAGAGATACATTGTACTGCGGAGCATGGAGAAGAGCGGGTTAATATCCAACCTGCGCTTGCAAGTGCCGTATGAGCTGGTACAGGGGCGGAAGATAAAGGGCAAGACAATACGCCCATCGTATTACATCGCCGACTTTGTATACACCTGCGGCGGCGAAGAAGTAGTGGAGGACGCGAAGGGCGTGAAGACGGCGGTATATCAGCTCAAGAAAAAGCTGATGGCGGACAGATACGGTATATTGATACAGGAGGTGTAGCGATGGAATCTTGGCGGGCGGCGGACATAAAATGCCCGTACTACAAAAACTGCGACGACAGCAGACGGCTTATAATCTGCGAGGGCATCATGGATCGGACGACCCTGAGCACGAAGTTCCGCCGCAGGAAGGACATGGCAAACCACATAGCGACGAACTGCGAGCAGATCGCGTCTCCATGCGTTATACGCAAGCTGAACGACAAGAAATACGAAAACTTGGGGTGAAAGCCCCAAGTTTTTTTGTTTTAGGGTTAGAGAAAGGGCGGGCGGATTTAGTAAAATAAGCAGGAGGAGGTGAGCCGATGGGAAAGAAGTCACCGAACTGGGTAAAAATCGAAAAGGAATACGTGACGACCGAGGCGAGCCTCCGCCAGCTGGCGGCAAAGTACGGCGTGGGCATGAGCTCCATGAACCGGCACTCACGCGAGCGCGGCTGGGTGGCCAAGCGCAAGGCGCACGAAAATGTGATAGCGGACAAGGTGGGGGCGCGACTCGCCTCGGCGGAAGCTGACGAACAGTCAGACAGGGCTCTGCGGGTAATGCAGGTATCAGACAAGCTGCTTGACCTCTGCGAGAAGATGTGCGACATGGAGGGCATAGCCCCGCGCGATTTGCGAAGCCTGACGGCGGCGCTGATGGATATAAAGGAGATACAGATGATCAAGTCTGCTCTTGATATACGAGAGCAACAGGCGCGAATCAAGAATCTTGAGAAAGCGGCAAGCCCTGAAGCCGAGGACACCGGCGAGACCGGCGTGATCATCCTGCCGGAGGTGCTGCATGGCTGAGGTGATATGGACGCCGCAGGAAAAGCAGATCGCCTTTATGGAACGGCCTGAGTATGAGGCCTTATACGGCGGAGCGGCGGGCGGAGGCAAGAGCGACGCGCTGCTCGTAGAAGCGCTGCGGCAGGTGGACAACCCCGACTACCGCGGGCTGATCCTGCGAAAGACGTACCCGCAGCTGGCGGAGCTGATAGACCGCAGCATGGCGATATACCCGCTGGCTTTTCCGCGGGCAAAGTACAACGACAGCAAACACGTCTGGATGTTCCCGTCGGGCGCGAAAATATATTTCGGCTCGATGCAGCACAGCAAGGACAAGATAAACTACCAGGGCAAGCGCTACGATTTTATAGGCTTTGACGAGCTGACGCATTTTACGTGGGAGGAGTACAGCTACATGTTCTCCCGCAACCGTCCGAGCCGGAAGCCGAGGAGCACGAAGAAAACCCGCGTATACATACGCGCAACGACGAACCCCGGCGGCATCGGTCACGGCTGGGTGAAGGACAGGTTTATAGATGCCGCTCCCCCTCTGACTCCGATAACCGAGAAGGTGGAGATAACGACGCCGGAGGGCAAGCTCATCGAGATGCACCGGGACAGGATATTTATACCGGCGACGGTATTTGACAACAAAGCGCTGCTGGAGGCTGACCCTGAATATCTGGCGACGCTGGCACTGCTTCCCGAAAAGGAGCGCGAGGCGCTGCTGTACGGCAAATGGGACACCTTCGAGGGGCAGTACTTCACGGAGTTCCGCGCCTCGCCAGACGTGGGGAAGTGCGCGGCGGCGGGAATAAGCGTGGAGGACGCGAAAGCCGAAAGGCGCTTTACGCACGTTATACCGGCCTTTGATATCTCGCACGGCGAGAGCCGGGGCTGGCGCATATACCGGAGCTATGACTGGGGCTATGCCAAGCCCTTCTCCTGCGCGTGGTGGGCTGTGGACTACGACGGAACGATATACAGGATCATGGAGCTGTACGGCTGCACACGGACACCGAACGAGGGCGTGAAGTGGTCAAACGAAGAGCAGTTTGCCAAGATCGCGGAGATCGAGCGGACGCACCCGTGGCTCAAGGACAAAAAAATACAGGGCGTGGCCGACCCGTCGATATGGGCAAACAAGGGCGGCGTGAGCATTGCAGAGACTGCGATAAAGTACGGGATATACTTCGACCCCGGCGACAATGAGCGTATACCCGGCTGGATGCAGTGCCATTACCGGCTGCAGTTTGATGAGCGCGGATATCCGAGGATGTATGTATTTGACACGTGCAAGGCGTTTATACGCACGATCCCCCTGCTGATGTACAGCCAGACACACGTCGAGGACGTGGACAGCGATATGGAAGACCATGTGGCCGACGAGTGGCGGTATTTCTGCATGTCGCGCCCGATAAAGCCGATGCGGCCGGTCGAACAGCCAAACATCATAAACGATCCGCTGAACCAATATAAAAAAAGATGACGCCTTTCGGCATCATCTTCCCGCTTGCTAAAAATTAAATAATTATTTCAATCCACAGCCCACGAGGGGCTGACACCGATATTATAACGGCTCATGGCGGAGTTGTCAAGGGTCAATGCTCCGCGCGGATCCGCGCGAACTCCAGCATCCACACGCCCTGCTGCTGCAAGGTCAGGCACTTTTCGAAGTCTCGCTGCATGGTCTCGGCGCTTATGCGGTCAAACAGCTCGCCGATCTGCTTGTCAATTTCCGGCGTGGCCTTGTGCATCGCGTGGAGCTTCTGCACGTACCGGGACACAAGCAGGAGCGGGAAGCGCTGGGCATTTGCGATGTCCGCCTCGTTGCGGGATTTAGTCGCCGCGTAGCAGACGGCGAATATACCGGCTGCGGCCTTGATCTCATCGTTTGTCATGGTTATTCCTCCTTCCGCGTCGAGGGAGGCGAGTAGCACATCCTCGACATAATTTGTGATACTGCGGTTTTTGCTTGCGGCGGCTTCCGCGAGCCGCGCTTTGACTTCCGGCGTGATCCGGATGTACAGACGTTCGGATTTCCCTGCCATAATATCTCCTCCGGTTAACCCATCGGGTCGTAATGCTCGGTGCGGCTCAGGACGGGGAGCTCGCGCACAATCTCGGTAAAGTCGCCGTCGGCGAAATGAAAGTAACGGATGCATGGCACATCATTGCCGCAAAGAGCCTCGCTGAGCAGATAGGTTTCGCCTTCCGCACTGATAAGGGGTTCGCCGTAGCTGGTGCAGCCCGCGTAAAGATCATCGGGGATATCCACGACCAACTCGTCGTAGATTTCTCCGCGGCCGCAGCTGTAAACCGTGCGCTTTTCCGCGCCGAGAAGTCCGTAATGGGCGTAAATCGTAGTTGTCATTGTGTTTTCCTCCTTTTGTTATCTTGGCTACATTGTACGTCATTTGTGCGTACAAATCAATAGGCGGAATGCACAAAATTTAAACTCAATATTTGTACAAAATGGCAAGGAGGCCGTTGAATGGACAATATACAAAGCAAAATAACCCCCGAAAGATTGCAGGAGCTGACGCGGATACTACAAAAATACAAGACCGGCAAAGCGCACCTTGAGCGCCGCGTAGTGAGCGCAGAAAACTGGTGGAAGCTGCGCAACAGCAGCGAGGAAATGAAAACCACGTCGCTCGACGACGGCGGTTTCCGCAGCCGCTCCGGCTGGCTGCACAACGTCATTGTATCAAAACACGCCGATGCGATGGAGGCATATCCTGAGCCCAACATACTGCCGCGCGAGCCGAACGACCGCGAAGAGGCGCGGATGCTCAGCAGCATCGTGCCGGTAGTAATGGAGCAAAATCTCTTTGAAGATACATACTGCGATGCAATGTGGCAAAAGCTCAAGACCGGCACGGGCGTATATAAGGTAACGTGGGACGCGGACAAGCTCGGCGGCCTCGGCGACATCTCGATAGAGCGCGTCGACCTGCTGAACCTCTTCTGGGAGCCGGGTGTGCGCGACATACAGGACAGCCGGTATTTTTACCACACGGCGCTGCACGACAACGACATCCTGGAGCAGAGATACCCGCAGCTTGAGGGCAAGCTCAAGGGCAGCCCGTTCACGGCGACCAAGTTTCTATATGATGATGCGGTCGATACGAGCGGCAAGACGACGGTGATCGACTGCTACTACAAGCTGTGGCAGGACGGGCGCACGGTGCTTCACTACGTCAAGTACGTCGGCGACACGGTGCTTTACGCGACGGAGGACGAGGACAAGCCGCTGTATGATCACGGGCTTTATCCCTTCGTCTTCGACTCGCTGTTCCCCGTCGAGGGCAGCCCCTGCGGCTACGGTTTTGTCGACCTGTGCAGCAACGCGCAGACGGCAATAGACCTGATGGACACGGCGTTTGTCAAAAACACTATGGTGGGCGCGATGCCGCGATACTTCAGGCGCAACGACGGCGGCGTACATGAGGACGAGTTTCTTGACCTGTCCACGCCGCTGGTGACTGTGGACGGCAACCTCGGCGATGATGCGCTTAAAATTATAGATTACCGGCCTCTGAGCGGCAATTACATGGAGTTTCAGGCCGGGAAAGTTAACGAGCTGCGCGAGACTTCCGGCAATACCGAGACGGCCACGGGGTCGACCTCGCAGGGCGTGACGGCGGCAAGCGCCATCGCGGCGCTGCAGGAGGCGAGCGGCAAGGGCAGCCGCGACAGCACGAAGACCAGTTACAGGGCGTACAGCCAAGTGGTAACGCTGGTGATCGAGCTGATACGGCAGTTTTACGATGTGCCGCGGCAGTTTAGGATCACGGGCAGTCTCGGCGAAGAGCAGTTTGTGCAGTACGGTAACGCGGGCTTGCGCGGGCAGCCGCTCGGCATGCTGGGCGGGCAGGATATGGGCATGAGACTGCCGGTATTCGATATCGAAGTTAAGGCGCAAAAGGCCGCGGCGTACACCAAGATGAGCCAAAACGAGCTGGCGCTGCAGTTTTACTCGCTGGGCTTCTTTAACCCCGCGCAGGCGGACACGAGCCTGATGTGCCTTGACATGATGGAGTTTGACGGCAAAGACGCGCTGATGCAAAAGATATCGCAGATGGGTGGGATGTATCAGCAGCTCATCATGTATCAGCAGATGGCGCTGACGCTGGCGCAAAAATACGAGCCAAACCTCGCGGCGGGACTCATGACGGCGATAACCGGCGAACAGCCCCAGCAGCGGCAGGCACCGGCAGACGTCAACCTCGATGCGGGACAGCCGCAGGAACAGACGCGCGTACAAAACGCAAGGGCGCGGAGCAGGCAGGCGTCACAGCCGGGAGGCGCGGAATGATAAGCGTACACGCGGGGCTGACGGGGATAGATATAAAAGGCCATGCGCACTATGCGCCGCAGGGCGAAGACATTGTTTGCGCGGCGGCATCGATACTGGCCATGACGCTGATGGACATCTGCGAGGACGCGGAGATCAGACGCGAGGACGGGCACATCAGCATCAAGCACGGCGATCCGGCGGCGATACTCTTCGCGCGGCGCGGGTATAAGCTGCTGGCCGACGCGTATCCGGAGTTTGTGGAGGTAATATGACGGTTACAACGACAGGGCGCGCCGCATACCGCGGAGGCGCGAGCCACACGGGATATCTCGCGGGCTTTGAGACGGCAAACAAGCTCACCCGCGTGCTCCGCTACACCTTCACGACGCCTGCGGACGGCGTAAGCAAGCTGAGCTTCACTGGGGCGCATCTGGCGCACAGTGCGTCGTACTCGTGGGGCGGGCTTAACTGGTATGTCACCACGTCGCCGACGTCACACGTAAACGCGGGCGCAGGCTCCGCGAGCTGCGGGACGCTGACGATCACCGGCAACGGCAAGGACTACGACATCTCCGCGGCGGAAGCGGCGGTAAACCTCCCTGCGAACACTGAGGCGTACATATACATATTCCCCAACAACGCGAATTACTTTTTATGGAATTTCGCGAACGTCGCAAGTTTGAACATAACGACGGCGGCGGGCAGCTCGACGATCGCGGCGATAACGCAGACGGTCGAGACGCTGGGGACGCTGACGGTGAGCCTTAACAAGGCGGTGGACGCGTTCCGCCACAGACTGACGGTGACGGCGGGTGACAAGACGCTGTACACGTCGGAGCTGTTCGACGTCTCGCACAGCGTGACCGTGCCGAGGGCGTGGTTTGACAGCTTCCCGAGCGCTACGACGATATCTGCCACGGCTACGGTGACGACGTACAACGGCGACACGGCAGTGGGCACGGCGAGCGCGGCGGTGACGATAACGGCGGACGACGGCATGAGGCCGCAGATATCCGAGGGTTGGGCAACGGCTGCACCGTACAACATCGGCGCAGTGGCAGAGCTGACGGGCTACATCGCGGGCTATTCGCAGGCCGAGGTAAGCTTCGACGCCGCCAAGCTGACACAGGCGGCGGGGGCTGCGCTTGCAAGCGTCACAGTGACGTGCAGCGGCGCCGTGTTCACTGCGGCACCTTACAGGACGCCCATTCTTCTCGGCGCTGCTGATGTGGTGTGCACGGCGACAGACAGCAGAGGCCGGACAGCGACGCAGACGATCCGCATCGAGCCGATGACATATGCACCGCCTACGCTGAGCCAAGTGCAGATACGTCGCTGCACGGCGGCGGGCGTGGAGGCCGAGGACGGCAACCATTACAGCGCAAAGGCAACGGCGACATTCAGCGCGCTGAACGGGCAGAACACTCTGACGCTGACGGCGGCGCACAAGATACAGGGCGGCGTATACGGCGCAGAGACGGCGCTCACGTCCGGCGAGGCGGCGATCATCGGCACGATATCCCCCGACAGCACGTATCAGGTGCGGATAACGGCGACGGATGCGCTCGGCAATACGGCGGTGACGGTGGCGTCCTTGCCCACCCGGCAGTGGGCGCTCAAGTTTCGCCCGAACGGGCAGGGCGCGGCATTCGGCAAGGCGGCGGAGCACGACAAGGCGCTGGAGATCCCGGGGGACTGGACGTTTAGAATAGGCAGCAACACCTTGACGGCGGAGCTGCTGGCGGAGCTGCTTGCGAGCCTGGCGGCGGACATAGCGCACCCGGTCGGGATGTATGTGTGGCTGGCGGCGGAGACAGACCCGGCGACGCTATGGGGCGGCACATGGGTAAGGCAGCCCGAGGGGCTGACGCTGGTCTCGGCGGGTGACAACTACCCGCTGAACTCCACCGGCGGCGAAGCAACCCACACACTGACAACTGCCGAGATGCCTAGCCACCAGCACCAAATGGTCAACGGTAATACTGGCGGTTATGATTACAGCGCTTGGACGAAAAGCTCTGTCGTGCTGCATGATGCCGGGGCGTTCGGCTATGCCGGCAACGCTAATACAAGCTATGCCGGCGGCAGCGCCGCTCACAATAACATGATGCCGTACAAAGCGGCCTACTGTTGGCTGCGGACGGCCTGAAAGGAGATAATATGGCTACTTACGAAGACGATCGCAAGAAACAGAAGCAGGCCGCGATGAGCGGCGCGCAGCAGCAGAACACACAGCAGCCCGCACAGCAGCCGGACAACACGCAGTATCAGGCGACCATGCAGGCGCTTGAGGGCGCGAAGACGCAGGCACCGGTATACGGCGGGCAGTATGACCAGCAGATACAGGATATATATCAGCAGATAGTCAACCGCAAAAAGTTCAGCTATAACGCGGCGTCAGACCCGGTCTACCAGCAGTACAAGCAGCAGTACACCCAGCAAGGGCAGCAGGCGATGCGCGACACGATGGGGCAGGCGGCGGCGCTCACCGGCGGCTACGGCAGCAGCTACGGGCAGGCGGTAGGACAGCAGCAGTATGATGCGTACCTCCAGCGGCTCGGCGAGGTGCTGCCGGAGACTTACAGCATGGCGCTCAATCAGTACAACGCCGAGGGCGACGCGCTGACGAACCAGTATGCGATGCTCAACGACATGGCGACGACCGACTACAACCGCTACCGCGACCAGCTCGGCGACTGGCAGTACGACGAAGCACTCAGGCGGCAGGACGAGGAGACGGCATACGGCAGGCAGCAGGACGCATACAACAAGCTGCTGTACTTCATCAACAACACCGGCTATTCCCCCACCGACGACGAGCTGACGGCGGCAGGGCTGACACGCGATCAGGCGGACAAGCTGCTCTATATGTGGCAGCTGAAAAACGCGGGCGCAAGTGGTTCCGGCAGCGGCAGAGGGGGCGGCTCGGGCAGGAGCGGGAGCACGGGAGGAGACGGCAGGGCGGACGTGGACGCGACAACGCTTGCCGGCATGAAACAGACGATATACAACCTCTACAAGTATTACGGCAAGGACGCGGCAGCGGACAGGCTCGACCAGTATGCAGGCCAGCTCAACGACGCGCAGTACGCGCAGCTTGTGCAGCAGGCGCAGGAGCTGATGAACGGCGCGGGGCAGGCGAAGAAAAACCCAACAATAAAAAAGCCGGGGCAGAAAAAGAAGAGCGGCGGCAGCGGCGGCTCCGGCAGACAGAGCACGGCGGCAACAAGATGAAAACGGAGGCGGAGCATGGCTTACAATCCTTTCCGAGACGGCAAGCAGACGCAGAGCACGCAGACCGGGCGAGTGAATCCGTTCCGGCAGACCAGCGCGGGCAGAAGTGACAGAGAGCGCGTGATGCGCAACTGGCAGAGCGACGCGGAGCAGCACGGCATATTGAACAATCCCCAGTACACCGACGAGGGCAAAGCGTATCAGCAGATGGCGCAGGAATACGCAAAGTACGGCACACAGTATCAGACCCAACTCAAACAGGGCATGACCGGGCGGCAGTGGGCGGCTGACACGGCACGGCGGCTTGAAGAGCTTACACAGCAGCAGAGAGCGGCACAGCAGACGGAACGGCGCAGGCAGGACGCGGACGCTATAGGCGATCCGGGACTGTGGGTGACTACGACGGAGCAGTACGACGCACTGCCAGAGGCTCGCAGACAGGAGGAGACGCGCAAGGCAAAGCAGCGCCCTGCCGTAAGCCTTGCCGACTACGACAAGCGCATAGCGGAGATGCGCAAGGAAAAGGAATGGGCAGACTACTTTGCCGAGGCCGGGCTGAGCGACGAGGCAGGCTACAAGGCCGGCAGCGCCAGGGGCAAGGCCACGTATGAGAGTGCCGATGCTGCGACTGCGCGGAAGCGCATCGGCGAGCTTGAACAGCGGCTGGTCGCTCTGAACCAGAACAGCGGCTGGGCGAGCACGGTGGAGCAGTCGGACGAGATCGAGCGTGAGCGGAACGCCATCCAGCAGGAGCTGGAATCTCTCGGCGCGGGCTACAGGAACGCACAGTTGGCGGACTATACCATGAGCTGGCGCAACGGTGTCCGGGATAACTGGACGGATGAAGAGCGTAGCAACTTTTACTACCTCTACAACGACAATAAGGACGAGGCACAGGCTTATGCGCGGCGCATCAATGACAGATACGCTTATTCGGACGCGCAGGCGGAAAAGGAAAAGGCCGGCGAGTGGGCAAGTCAGAATTTCTGGACGGGCTTGGCTGGCACGGTGGCTTCCGTTGGGCTGACCATGACGTCTCTTGCCGACACACTTGACAGGGCGAACGAATATGCGGCGACCGGAGACATCTCGGCCAAATCCGGCCTCACCCCCGCGGACATAGGCATGGCGATGACGTCCGCAATTGCCTCGTCGCTGAACGAGAAGAGCGGGACTATCAACGACAATGTGTGGGTCATCGGCGGCAAGGGCTTGGGCGATCTATACGAGACGGGGGTAAGCATCCTCGACTCCCTCGCATCTGTATACATGCTGGGCGGCGTGGGCACGTACGCCAACTTCTTCGGGCAGGCGAGCAAAACAGCCTACGAGGAGGGCATACAGCGCGGGCTCAGCGTAGATAAGGCGCTGACCTACGGCTACGCAAGCGGCGTCGCCGAGGTCGCGGGCGAGATGTTCTCAATAGAGCATCTGATAAAAATGAAGAACCCCTCTTCGCTCAAGGGCATTATCAAAAACATCTTCGTGCAGGGAGGAATCGAGGCAAGCGAAGAGTCGGCCACGACGCTGATGAACACGATATCGGACGCAATAATAAACGGCGACAAGAGCGAGCTTGCGAGCAACTACTACGCGCTGATTCAGGCGGGTTACAGCCCTGCGGAGGCTGAAAAGCTTGTAATAGCGGACTGGACTCAGGGTGTTATGTATGATGCCTTGGGCGGCTTTGTGAGCGGCGTTGCAAGCGCCGGCGTCCACAGCACCGTGCAGGGCAGCATGACATACAAGGGCGATGCGCAGGAGCTTATCGACTACGCCAAGAGCGAGGGCGCGGACACTGCAGCGGGCAAACGTGCGCAAAAATACGAAAAGCGCGTACAGAGCGGGAAGCGCATGACGAACTATCAGGCGGGGACGCTCACGGAGCTTGCGCAGGAGGCCGTGGTTTCGAAAGACCTTGATAACATCCGCGAGGCTGTCGGCAAGCGGCTTTCCGCGCTCGGTGAAAATAACTCCGCGCTCACGGAAGCCGTTGTGCGGCAGGCGGTGCAGCAGGAGGCAAAGGCGGCGGACATCAGCGTCCCGAAGGTCACGGAGAAGCAGCGCGGCCTGATCCAGAACAGCAAGGCGGCAAAGCGCGTGCTCTCCGAGATGGACATCGGCAACATGCGCATGGAGACTACGGCAGAGCTGAGCGGGTATGACGGCAGCCAGTATCAGCGCTCTAACGAGTGGGCACGGGATATCGGCACACGCATCATTGCACCCGGCGAATACGGTGTACGCAGCACCAACACCGTGACCGCAGAGGAGAAGCGGGCTGACGTGAAGGTCGGCGACGAGAGCGGAAAGGTCGTCGGCTTCAAAAACGGCATGGCGCGCGTCGAGGTCACGGAGAACGGCAAGAGTACCATCCGGGAGGTAAAGCCCGACGACGTGCAGCAGCTCCCCAAGCAGACGCGCAGGCTGTTTGACGAGATATCCCGCTATGACGGCGACACGCAGGCGGCAATGTACGCGGCGTATATGCCGGGGCAGGACATAGAAGCATACGTGCAGGCGGCGGACACTGCGATGAACCTCTACGGCGCGCAGACCAAAGCAACGCTTGAGCAGGCGCGCAGTTTCGGCAAGGCGACCTTCCGGATGCTGAGCGACGCCCAGCTCGACGCGCTGATGCAGGCAGGGCGCAAGCTCGCGGATCAGCGGAAAGCGGCGGCGGAGCGCACCGGCGAGAGCAAGGGCGAGGTCAAGCAGGGCAAGGTGTCCTACGACGGCGGCGAGGCCGAGGGGCGCAAGCTCAAAGCCCCAAGCAAGGAAGCAATAGACCGCATGAGCGACGCCGAGAAGACCCTCGCGGAGGCGCTGACGGCTACGGGCGTGAACGTTGTGTTCTACGAGAGCGAGGCAAACGCCGAGGGCAGATACAGCGGCGCGCAGGGCATGTATCACAACGGCACGGTGTACCTCGACGTAAACGCAGGTATGAACAGCGTGGAGAGCGGACAGCGGACGATAGTGCTGACGGCGGCGCACGAAATGACGCACTTCATCCGCGAGAACAGCGAGGCCGGATATATAGCGCTGCGAGAGTTCATAACCGACAGACTCATGCAGCAGGGGCTGGACATCGAAGAGCTTGTCACGCAGAAGCGCGCACGAGAGAGCCGCGAACTGAGCTACGACGAGGCCGTGGAGGAGGTAATAGCCGACGCATGCGAGACGGTTCTGACGGAGCCGACGGCGATACAGCAGCTTGCAAGCGATAATATGCCTCTGGCAAAGAAGATACGCAAGTGGCTGAATGATTTCTTCAGGAAAATCAAAAGCGCGTTTGCGGGGCTTGAGGCCGTCCACGATGAAGCAAAGGCCATGACCGACTACATGGACGAGCTGCGGGCAATGTGGGACGACGCGCTCTCCGAGGCCGTGCGGAACAGGGCAAACAAAAACGCCGCCGAAAACGGCGACGGGGCGGCGCGGTATTCTATTCGTGAAGACGCTCCGGCGGAGATACACAAGGCCGTAACGGACAAAAAATATCAGGGCGATATCTGGCTGACAGATACTACCCCAAGTATAATGCTAGGCCGCAGAGGTGTGAAAAATCTTCCGATGCTTATGAAGGCTTCCCATATCCGCGAGAATATTCTCACGAAGCAGGAGGCAGCGAAGCTTGGCCTTGATACGGGCAAGGGCATAAATTATCACGGACTTGGCGAGAAGGTTTTCAAAAAAGTTATCGACAGTCTTGACGATATAAGCGTTGGCTATCGAGGAACGCCGAAAGCCAAAGACCCGTCCAGACGCGAGAATAGCTTTCTTCTTATCTCTACCGTGAAGGACGGCGGGGGGAACACCATTGTCGTGCCGGTCTACATCAATGAGATGGGCGACTATAACAGAGTGTTCATGCAGACAAACAAGATCGCCTCGGTTTACGGTAAAAGCGGCTTGAGCGAGTACATCAAAAGAGAAGTCGCAAACGGGAATCTCGTGCGCATAAAAAAAAGAAGCCCCGCCAACAGTGAATCATCGGCTCCAATTGCCGTAGATTATAATGGCGTCACTTCTCAGGCGAAGGCGGCAAACAAGTCTGCGATGGCCTCCGGTAATACTAGTATACGCTCCTCTTCCGAAAATAGCAATACCAAAATTAAAAAATCTGAGAGAGATGCTGAATACCTGAGCGCGGTGAAGCGCGGAGACCTTGAGACCGCAAGGAGCATGGTGAATGAAGCGGCAGAAGACGCTGAATACGACATCACCGCATATCACGTCAGCATGAATGGCGCGTTTAACGTTTTTGATAGAAACAGGCTGGGCGAAAATACTGTGGGCTATGCGGACGACGCAGCTACAGCGGCAACGGCGTATCTCGGCTTCTGGTTCAGCGATCATGACGTATCGAAGCCAACGTACAGCTATGGCATGATACCCGGTGACGCGAGGCAGTTCCGGTTGAAAGCGGATGCACTGTACCCCATAGCTTTGCAGACACTGCAAGACGAGTTGCTCAATGAGTATATTTCAGAGGACGCGATAGAACAGTACTCCGATGGTGAATATTCGGCTATACGTGAAGCCGCAGAGGAATACGCGGCAGAGATGCAGCGGATGGGCTATTCAGGGCTGAAGGTGCAAGACAGCGAACTTGGCGGGACTTCATATGTTGTATTTGACCCGGAGCAGATAAAATCCGCTGACGCTGTGGTATACGACGACAACGGCGAGGTCATTCCCCTGTCGGAGCGCTTTAATTCAAAAAGCCGAGATGTCCGCTATAGTAACCGCGACGTTGATTTGACTGCAAAATATCCGCAGCTCAACCTCAACGAGGACATATCGGAGCTTGACGGCGTACCCGCAATAGAGCTTACCGACGGCAGCGTTCTGCCGATAACCGAGCGCGACGGCAGATACCCGACGCACGTTTCATTCATAGAAGCGAACCGCATAGACGTTGACGACCTCAAGAGCGGCGGCTGGATAGGCAACGGCGTATATGACCCGTCGTTCACCAGCGACACGCAGCGCTATATAGAGCGGCAGCAGGCGAGAAAACGCGTGGCAGAGCTGACGGGCAAGCAGTATGAGCAGTTCAGGTATTCCATGCGCGATGTGACGGTCGATGACACACGGGAGGAGCTGGCACAGCGCAGAGCGGCATACGCAAGGCTTGAGCGCGAGAACGCGGCACTGAAAGCCCGCGTGGACTACCTCAAAGGGCAAACGAAGCTGACGAAGGAAGCGACGGTGCGCGAGAGCGACGTTGCCAAGTATGCGCGGAGCATACTCAAGGAGTACACGAGCCGTGCGGACAGCGCGGAGATACAGCAGCAGCTTCAGGAGCTGGGCAACTACATCGTGCAGAACGATGCGCGGGTACTGAGCTACGACGAGATACGCAGCCGCGCAGAAGATATTGCGGAAACTGTGCTTGACAACGCCCATGCTGTTATTGCCGAAGAAATGCCGGGGCTCGGCGAATATAAGGAGTTCTTGAGAAACACGGCGCTGAAGGTGAGCGACAACACACTGAACGATCTGCCGGAGGGATTCCGCAAAGAATATTCGGGCAAGATAAAGCTCCGTGCAGACGGGCGCAGCGTAGACAGCGTATGGATGGAACTGCAGGAAAGATACGGTGAGGGCGAGTTCCCAAGCAACATCTACGCGCAGAGCGATATGCTTGAGATAATGGCCGACAAGTTCAGCACATGGCAGGCCATAGAGGGCAACCCGTTTTACAACTATATGGGCGAGGCAATACAGAGCCTGACGAACGACATCATGGACATGGTGCTCGGAGCGGATATACGCCAGACTGCGCCGACGTACGCAGACCGCGCGGCGGCCAAGCTGGCCCGCGAACGCGCGAAAGGCGCGGAAGCGGTTGTGGCTGAACGGGAACGCGGCAGCGCGCGAGCCGAACGGCTTCAGGCGATGTTAGAGAGCGAACGCGAGCGGCGGCGCGAAGAAGTAGCCCGCGAAAAGGCTGACAAGTGGGCGGCGGTCGGCTCGGTGCGCGAATACTACCAGAGCATGATAAAGCGCCAGAGGGCGGAGCGCGCAGAGTCAGCGGACAGGGGCAAATACCGTGCGCAGGTCGAAAAGCGCACGAAAGAACTCAGCGACTGGCTGCTCACCAACAGCGACAAGCAGCATGTGCCGGAGGTGCTGAAAAAAACCATAGGCGATTTTCTCGCAACTCTGGATTTCACGAGCCGCAGAGCGCTTGAGGGCGGCACAGCTACGCAGAAGGACGCGCGCTTTCAGCAGAGGCTCAGCGCTTTGCAGGAGCTGCTGAGGAAACAGGCGGCAGCGCTGGAAGAGAACTCCGACGCAGACACCTTCACCGGATATCTGGACATTGACGGAGACACGATGGACGCGCTCGCACAGCTCGTGCAGGACGTGAACGCGGCAATCGGCAGCGACCGCACATGGACTGTGAACCGGATGAATGCGGCAGACTTGGCGCGGCTGGATCAGGTGCTGAAGGTTCTGCAGCACAGCGTGAAAAACATGAACAAGCTGCTGGCAAACGCGCACTTCAAAAGCTCCATAGAAGCGGCGCAGAACACCATGACGCGCATGGACGCACTGAAAACGAACAGAAAGTATGCAGGCAAGGTCAAGGACTTCTTCGCATGGGACAACGTAACACCCGTATATGCGTTCCGGCGCTTCGGCGACGGCGGCAAAGCAATTTTCGATTCCTTTACGCGCGGCTGGGACAAGATGGCGTTCAACATGAGAACCATCTACGACTATGCCGAGAACGCGTACACCGCCGACGAGGTCAGAGCATGGGAAAAGGATATACGCGAGGTTGAGCTGAGCACGGGGAAGAAGGTTCGTATCCCTGTGAGCGCAATCATGGAACTATATGTGAGCGCAAAGCAGGAGCAGGCTATGAACCACCTGAACGGCGGCGGCCTCCGCGTGAGCGACTTCAAGGATGGCCGGGCGACGGTAAACCAGACGGAACACTATCTTATGACGGCGGAGGACATCGCAGCAATAACCGGAGAGCTGAGCGACAGGCAGAGGGCGGTCGCGGATGCGCTTCAGCGCTTCGCGGCGGGCACCGGTGCTGCATGGGGCAATGAAGTCAGCATGAAGCGCTTCGGATACAGGGCGTTCACCGAGGAAAACTACTGGCCGATAGCGACGGATGACAACACACGAGACGCCATTGACCCGCAGGCAAGAGCAAACGATATGTACCGGCTGCTCAACATGAGCATGACAAAGGGCAGAAATGCGAAAGCAAACAACGCACTTGTTGTGGGCAGCATATTCGACACGTTTTCGGCGCATATGGCAGATATGGCGAAATACAACGCACTTGCATTGCCGGTGCTGGATGCGATGAAGTGGTACAACTACCGCGAGAAAGAGACTCTTTCAACGGGGCAGATAAAGACCGCTTCCGTGCAGGGCGCGATAGAGGGGGCGTATGGCCGAGGCGCGAACAACTACATCGTGACGTTGATGAAGGATATCAACGGCAAACAGGAACTTGGGCGCGGAGAGGATCTTCCACGGAAGATGATCTCGAACTACAAGGTGGCCTCAGTGGCGGCAAACGTCCGCGTGGCGCTCCTTCAGCCGACCTCATATGTCCGCGCCGGAATGGAGCTCGACCCGAAGTATCTTGCAAAGGGCGCCTTGATAAAGGGCGGCGCGCAGGAAATGATGAAGTATTCCGGCACTGCGATCTGGAAGGACTTCGGCGGCTATGACACCAACATAAGCCGCAACATCCGCGACCAGATAAAGCATGACGCCACGGCCGGCGAGCAGATAAAGGAAAAGAGCATGGTGCTCGCCGAACTCGGCGACCGTCTGACATGGGGCGCGCTGTGGAACGCCTGCAAGCTCGAAGTGCAGGACAAGCAGCATTTGAGCGGCGAGGAACTTATGCAGGCCACGGCAAACAGATTCCGCGAGGTCATCTATCTGACACAGGTAATGGACAGCACATTGACGCGCAGCCACAATATGCGCAGCAAGAGCACGTATGCCTCTCTCGCTACGGCGTTTATGTCTGAGCCTACGCTGAGTTACAGCATGGTGCAGGATGCTTTCATGGATTATATGGACGAACGCAAGATAAGCAAGAACGGGACAGCGGCATGGCAGAAGACACGCGGGAAGCTCGTAAAGGCGCTCGGCATATACGCGATGAGCGCGGCTGCAAGCGCCATTATTGAGTCCCTTTGGGATGCATTCCGCGACGATGACGACTACGAGACGCTGCTCGATAAAATTCTCGAAGCCATGTTCGGCACAAAGGAGGGTTGGTTCCTCGACGGCAACCTTATAGGCGACCTGCGAATAACCACAAAGCTGCCGCTTGTGAAGGATATCGTTTCAATGCTTGACGGCTACAGCAACGACCGCATGGACACGGCGTGGGCGGCGAACCTTGTAAAGGCGTATAAGATATGGAAGGAAACGATAGACCTTGCAACAGGCAAGCTCGACAATCCGACTGACGCCACGTATAACGGCAAGATGACTTGGTACGGGAAACTGTACAACACGCTGAAGCCGCTGAGCCAGATGACAGGTTTTGCAATTGCGAACCTCACGCGCGACGTTTCGGCGATCTGGAACACCACATTCGGCGCATGGACGGGCAAGAAGCTCAGAACATATTACCCCGGCGTGAAGACATCCGTAAAATACGCGTATCAGGACGGGTATCTGACAGCTGAGGAGGCCGAGAAGATACTCATTAACGAGGGCGTAGCGGAAGACGAGAATGACGTGTACTTTATGCTGGATGAGTGGGACAGCGGAAAGAGCAGCTACAGCAAGTACGGCGCGATCAAGGACGCGGCGAAGGCCGGGGACAAAGCGGCATACAAGAGCGCGCTTAAAGACCTTACCGACCACGGTATAACAGAAAAGAACGCGCAGAGTGCGATCCGCAGTGCACTCAAGGAGTGGTATCAGGGCACGGAAGACACTCCGCAAAGCGTAAGCAAGCAGGACACGATCAAAAAGCTTCAGGAATTTGCCGGAATGAGCAAGGCCGACGCGGAGGCAGCGGTGCTTGAATGGACGTGCAAAATCGTCACCGGCGTGGAATACAGCGATATAAAGACGGCGTATCTCGATGGCGATGTGAACGCGGTCAAAGCGAAGCAAATGCTTATGAGATATGGCGGGCTTACATCTGAGGAGGCGGACAAACGCGTTCAGAACTACAAGTTTGAGGAGCAATACGGATTCACTTACAGCAGGAGCAACGTGCAGGATGAATATATCAGAGGCAGTATAAGCGAGGCGACCGCAAAAACCATGCTGACGCAGTACGGTGGCAAGACGGATGAGGAGGCAGAGCGCAGCATACAGGCATTCAATTTCCTACGGAGCTATCCGGAATACGACGCGGAGGATATAACCGAGGCGCAGATAGCAAAGTACTATGAAAGCGTGGACGGCAGCGGCGTGAGCGTACGGGAATACGTCAACTATGCCAGCTTTATACGCAGCACAAGCGCCGATGTAGATGCAGACGGCAACGCGATAAACGGCTCGAAGATGCGTAAGGTGATGGAGTATATCGACAGCCTAAACCTGACGTCGCAGCAGAAAGACGTGCTATTCCTGACACAGTACGCGAAGAGCAGCTTGAGAAAGACTCCGTGGCACTGATACGGAGACACACTGGGAGAAATCCCAGTGTGTTTTTATATTTTTTGAAAAATTTTCGCGTTTTGGGGTTAGAGAAACGAGAGCGGGATTTGTTATCATAAAGCTAAGAGTCGTGGGCTTAACCCAGAGATTAAACAAGGAGGCATCCTATGCACACAAAATTTGACTTCGACCTCCAGCTTTTTGCCGAGGGCGGCGCACCCGCAGGCGAGGGCGGAGGAGAAGCAACGGGCGAAAGTACTGCCGACGCCGGGCAGAGTTTTGAAGCAAGACTTGAGGCCTTGAACGTACCCAAAAGCAAGATAAGAAAGGGCGCATACAAGAATGCCCCGACACCCGCGGCGCCTGCACAGCAGGAGGAGCCGCACGAGAAGGAGCCGGAGCAGGAAGAAAGCGGAGCCGCCGTCCGCAAAAGCTGGGATGAGGTCAAGGCAGAGTACAAGGCGGAATTTGACGCAGAGATGCAGGGCACGATCAAAAGGCGGCTGAAGAACAGCGACGCAGAGCTTGAGACATTGCGCGCGAAGGAAGCCGCGGCCGCGCCGCTGTATGACTATCTGGCCAGCCGCTACGGACTCGACGCCGCTAACCTGAACGTGGAGGAGCTTATACAGAAGTTCCGCGAAGACGATGCCATGTTCGAGGAGGACGCGGCGAGACTGGGGACAGACGCAGGCACGGCCAAAAAAATGATTCTGGCCGAACAGGACGGCAAGCGCAAGGCTCGCGAAGATGAAGCCAACCGGCAGGCACGGCAGAAGGAGCTGGAGGACGCATTCAAGCGTCAGCAGGCTTCCAGCCATTTCGACGAGCTGCGCAGGCAGGGCGAGGAGCTGAAGAAAGAGTTTTCGGACTTCGACCTTGCGGCAGCGATGAGCGACGAAGCGTTCGTGAAATTCACGCAGCCGGGGAGCAACATAAGCGTACGCGCGGCGTATCTGGCACTGCATCCGGAGGTGCAGGAGCAGCGCGTGCAGCAGGCAGCAGCCAAGGCAACGGAGGCTGTTTCCGCTTCGGTCGCCGCCAACAGGGCGAGGCCGAGGGAAAACGGCAGTCAGGCCGCCACGCTTGCGACAAACGACCCCAGAAACATGACGAAAGAGGAACGCGCGGCACTGCGTAAGAGAATTTACGCCGCCGCCTACAACGGGGAAAAGCTCCCGTTAGGAGGCTGACCCCATGAGATGAAAGGAAATATATGAACAAGTTTTTTAACCTTCAGTTTTTCGCCGACGCGGGTACGCTTGTAAACGCTACCGGCAACTATGTCAACGCGGGCACCGGCACGACCACTGCGTTCGACGGCACCAACACCCTCGCACCCGAACTCAAGGCGTTCTACGACACTGAGCTTCTCGAAAACGCCCGCGTAGAACAGTTCTACGCGCAGTTTGGCAAGAAGCAGCCGCTCCCCAAGAACCACAAGGGGCAGGTCGAGTGGCGCAAGTGGAACGCCTTCGAGAAGGCCTCGAAGCTGACCGAGGGCGTCATCCCCACCGGCCAGAAGTTCGGCGTCAGCTCGCTGACCGGCAGCATCGACCAGTACGGCACCTACACCTCCATCACCGACAAGCTGGAGCTTCGCGCCTACGACGACGTCATCCTCGGCGCGACCGAGGAGATGGGCGCTTCCGCCGCGGAGACGCAGGAGAAACTGATCCGCGACGCGCTGCTCGTCGGCACCAACGTCCTCTACTGCGACAACATCGACAAGGACACCGGCGCGGTCATCGGCACTCCGACCAGCTGCGCAACTATGGGCGCAGGCGGCAGCACTTCCGGCGGCGGCAGCTCCACTCCTGACGGTTGGGCGCTGCTTACCCCCGCGATGATCAACAAGGCCGTGACCATAATGAAGAAGAACCGCGTCCCGCGCATCAACGGCCGCTATTACGCGGTCATCCACCCCTCCGTGGCGCACGACCTGCGCGAGAGCGACGGCTGGATCGAGGCGCACAAGTACGCCGCACCCGAGGAGCTGTTCAACGGCGAGATCGGCGAACTGCACGGCGTCCGCTTCATCGAGGACGCGTTCGCCCCTGTTCTCGGTGGCACCACCTACAAGAACAAGTCCGAGGGCGTGACCTACGCGACCTACTTCTTCGGCAAGGACTCCTTCGGTATCATCGACCCGGAGGGCGGCGCGCTGGAGATGATAGTCCACGACAAGGACGAGATCGGCGGACCGCTGAACCAGTTCAGCACCATCGGCTATAAGTTCGAGACGAACGGCGCGACTATCCTCTATCAGGAGCGCATGCTGCGCGTGATGAGCGTGTCCACCTTCTCCGCAACTGACGCGGCCAACTGACAATAAACCGGCGGGGACATTCCCCGCCGGAACCTGAAAGGAGATTAACATGGCAAAGAACACCGACATGGTTGAAGTAACCATACCGAGAGGCAGCGACAGAGGAGACCCGAACCTCTTCGTAGCTGTCAACGGCGTCAATTATATCCTGCCGCGCGGCAAGAAGAGCACCGTCCCGAAGTTCGTCGCGGACGAGATAAAGCGCAGTCAGGAAGCAGAAGACAAGTTCTACGAGACCAGAGACGATTTGAAACAGGAACTTCCGAAATTCTAACAGGCGGGCGGTAAACCCGCCTGTTTTAGGAGATACACATGACCGTACTTGAAATAATAAATAGGGCGGACACGCTTGAGCCGAACGCATATTCGGCGGACGAGAAAATACGCTGGCTGTCAAACCTCGACGGGAAAATCTTCGAGGAGGTCATAAAGACCCACGAGGGCGGCACAGAGAGCTTCACCCCATACAGCACAGGCGACGAGGAGCTGCTGCTCGCGGAACCGTACGGCGAGGACGTGTACACCCATTACATCGCGGCGATGATCGCGGCGGGAAACTCTGAGACGAGCCGGTATAATCAGCAGATAGCGATGTACAACGCGAACTACGGGCAGTGGTTCAACTGGTACAACCGGACGCACAGGCCGCTGCCGAAAAGCAAACGCTTCGTGTTCTGAGGTAAATAGTATGCCGACATTCCCATATTTGGACGCGCAGACCACACAGCGCGACACGACAGATTCGTTTTACGGCTACAATCACCAGACGAAGATAGGCAAAGGCGAATTCTACGAGACCCGGAACCTGAGCACAGACCACACGCCGATGCTTGCGCCGCGCAGACCGCGCGGGATTACTGAAGTGAGCGGGGAGCTGCAGGGGATAATAGAAAAAGATGCGCTCGCGTACGTTGCGGGCGGAACGCTCTACTACAACGGCACTGCGACGCCCGTGACGGGACTTGCAAGCGGCTCAAAGCAGCTCGTAAGCATGGGGGCATATATAATCATATTTCCGGACAAGGTCTACTACAACACCGCAGACGGCGCAGACTACGGCAGCATAGAGGCGACGTTCAGCACGACCGGAAGCGTAAGCTATGCGCTGTGCCGCGCCGACGGCGACGAGTATACCACGCCGACGGTATCGGCAACGGAGCCGGACAACCCGCAGAATCTCGACCTGTGGATAGACACAAGCTCCACGCCGCACGTGCTGCGGCAGTATGGCAGCGCGGCGGGAACGTGGGCGGAGATCGTGACGGTGTACACCAAGCTGACGTTCTCCACGCAGGGGCAGATACCGGCGCTGTTTGCAAAATACGACGGCGTGACCATCAGCGGCGCGAGCTTCGCCGACGCGAACGGGGACAAGATTATCTATGCCGTCGGCGGCGAGGCGGACAAGGTGGCGGATTATATCGTCGTCGTGGGGCTGCTTGAGCGGGCGTACAGCGACGAGACGAGCAATATCACGGTCAAGCGCAGTGTGCCGCAGATGGACTATGTCTGCGAATGCCAGAACCGGCTATGGGGCTGCTATTACGGCAACGACGGCACGCAGAACCTCAACGAGCTTTACTGCTGCGCACTCGGCGACTTCAAAAACTGGCGGCAGTATCTCGGCCTCAGCACAGACAGTTGGACGGCTTCCGTCGGCTCGGACGGAGTATGGACGGGATGCGTCAACTATCTGGGCAGCCCACTATTTTTCAAGGAAAACCGAATACACCGCATAACTGTGTCTTCAACGGGGGCGCACAGAGTAGCGGAGACGGTAGCGCGAGGCGTCCAGCGCGGGAGCGGCCGGAGCCTTGCGGTCGTCAACGAGACGCTGTACTACAAGTCCCGCGAGGACATATGCGCGTATCAGGGCGGCTTTCCCACGGGCGTAAGCGAGGCGCTTGGGCAGGAGCTGTACAGCGATGCGGCGGCCGGAGCCGTGGGCAGCAAGTACTACATTTCCATGAAGGACAAGGCCGGAGGCTGGCATCTGTTCTGCTTCGACATCTCGAAAACGCTGTGGATGCACGAAGACGAGCTGCACGGCGAAGCTTTCGCGCGCGTGGATGACGAACTGTACTGCATTGCTGACGGGAAGCTTGTCGGTCTGCTGGGCTACGGCGGAACGCGTGAGGCAGACGTCAGCTGGGAAGCGGTCAGCGGGATTATGTACTATGAGTACCCCGGCAATAAATACATATCGCGCTATGACATCCGGCTGAACATGGCGAAGGGCGCAAAGTTCGAGGTCTACATCGAATACGACAGCACAGGCGTGTGGCAGCGCGGCGGAAGCGCGACGGCGTACAGGGAGGGCACGACAAGCTATATGTTCCCGATACGTCCGCGCCGCTGTGACCATATGCGGCTCAAGCTGTGCGGCACCGGAGAGAGCCGAGTGTTCTCAATCGCGCGAATCCTGGAGATAGGGAGCGACTACCGATGAGCGTTTTTGATATGCCCCCGATCTTGCAGGGGACGCCTGAGCAGCAAATCTCGGCGTTGCGGAATTTCCTCGTGCGGCTCGCAGACAACTTGCAGGCCGAGTTTGGTGATGACAAGATCAACGAGGCGGTAAAGCAGGCAACCACCGCCGCCGCGGTAGGATCCGGCAGCGCGGCGAAAGCGGAGATCGACAAGAACGCGCAGAATCTGCGGCAGCTTATCACAAAGACGGCTGACAGCATTTACAGCTACGTCGACGAGATAACGCAGAATCTGTCCTCTGTATACGTTGCCAAAAGCGAGTTCGGCACGTATCAGGAGACGGTAAACACAACGATACAGCAGACGGCGAAGCAGACCGTCGAGAGCTATGATTTCCAGAGCCAGATCGACGCGGTGAATTCCCGCGCGGACAGCACGGACAGATTCGTGACGACCATACGCGGGGAGATACGGCGCGGGCTTATCACCGACCCCGAAACCGGCGAAACGCAGATGGGTATTGCAATAAGCGAAAACCTCACGTTCACGGGCGAGACTGAGGAAGAAAACGGCCTGACGTATTATAAGCTTGCGCCGGGGCAAACGCTTGGCCTGTACACCGCGACCGGCTGGCAGTTCTGGATAAACGGCTCCAAGCGAGGCTGGTTTGATAGCGAGGACGGGATGCTGCACGTTGCGAACATCGTCGTTGAGGACAAGCTCCAGATCGGCGACGGATGGCTTATGACTACGACCGGAGGCTTCGGTCTCCGCTACACAGGAGGATAATATGAACAAGACAGCAATGCTCTCGCAACCAATGGCGGGGAAGAGCGAAGCAGAAATCGCGGCAACCCGTGAGCACGCTATAAAAGCGCTGGAAGGTATGGGCTATACGGTAATCAACACGTTGTTTACCGACGCGTGGTATAGCGAGGAAGCAATGTCAAAACGCGGCGTTGTCAACCGCCCACTGACCTTCTTTGCAAAGTCGGTAGAAAACATGACGCTTTGTAATGCTGTATACTTTTGCAAAGGCTGGGAGTCCACTCGCGGCTGCAAACTGGAACACGCTGTAGCTGAAGCGTACGGGGTTAAGATTATCTACGAGGAGGACTGAAACATGTCAAGTGCCAATACCGCAGCAAATTATGCGATGATCTCTCAGCCGATGCGAGGTTTGTCCGAAGAGGAAATAGGACGAACACGCGATACCGCGATACACAATCTCCAGGCTCGAGGATATCAGGTGCTGAATACGCTGTTTGACCCCGATGAGCTCCCTGGTCCTCTTGGCGGGCAGATACCCATACGCTTTCTGAGCAAGTCAATTGCAACGATGTCGCTCTGCTCGGCTGTATATTTCTGCAAAGGTTGGAAAAATGCACGCGGATGCCGTATAGAGCACGCTGTGGCCACTGAATATGGCATTCCTATACTCTATGAAGATGACGAGGAGATGATCGGCTATGTCCAAAACTAATACCGGCTTAGTTGAGTATGCCACAGCTCAGCTTGGCAAACCCTATTGGTGGGGCACTTTCGGGCAGACGGCCTCGGCGGCGCTGCTCGCGCAGAAGCGGACGCAGTACCCCGGCTATTACACGGCGGACGACTTTGAGTCGCAGTTCGGGCAGAAGGTACACGATTGCGTCGGCCTTATCAAGGGCTATCGCTGGTGCGATACTCCGGACAGCGAGCCTGCATACAAATCAGTGCAGGACGTCGCAGTAAGTGGGCTGTATATGTCCTGCCCCGAAAGCGGCAGTATCGACACCATGCCTGACATACCGGGCGTGTGCGTGTTTATGCGGGACATGTCCCACGTCGGCGTTTACGTCGGCGGCGGCGACGTCGTAGAGGCAACCGGCCACGCGCGCGGCGTGGTCAAGACCAAGCTCGCGGGGCGCGGCTGGGGACTGTGGGGCAAGCCTCGCTGGATAAACTACGAGGCTGCTGCCACTCCTGCACAGCCCGCACAGACTACCACACAGGCGACCGCCTCGGCGCTGACCGTCACCGGCCTGCCGCTGCTGCGCTACGGTGACAAGGGAGAGTTCGTCCGCTCGGCGCAGCTGCTCCTCATCGGGCGCGGCTACTCCTGCGGCTGGTGCGGCGCTGACGGCGAGATAGGGCAGGACACCTGCAACGCGGTTATCGCGTACCAGCGCGCCTGCGGCTTGCAGCAGGACGGCATCATAGGCGCTCAGACTTGGGCGCGGCTGATAGGAGGTTAAGGCATGGCATTTACCCTAGAAGACTTGGCCGTAAAATACGCGGAAATGGAAGCGCGGGGCAAGTCCAACACACACAGGCTCGACACACTTGAGAAAAATCAAAAGGCGCTTAACGAGCTGACTACGTCCGTGAAGGTGCTCGCCACTGAGCAGGGCACCATGAAGACGGACATAGGCGAGATCAAAACCGGTCTCAAAACGCTTACGGACAAACCCGCCAAGCGCTGGGAGGCCATCGTAGATAAGACGATATGGCTGGTGGCCGGTGCGCTTATTGCGTTTGTGCTGGCACAGCTTGGACTTTGAAAGGGGGTGAAAATATGGACTTTGGTATCGCAACCGTAGCAGCCATAACCGTGATCTGCTATCTGGTGGGGCAGGCCGTCAAGGCATCCGGCCTTGACAACAAGTGGATTCCCATCATATGCGGCATCGTCGGCGGCATCCTCGGCGTTCTCGCCATGCGCTTCATGGCAGACTTCCCGGCGCAGGACTACATAACCGCAGTTGCAGTCGGCATTGTATCCGGCTTCGCGGCGACCGGCGTCAACGAGGCAGTCAAGCAGCTCAAGCAGTAATTAAAATCAAAGCGCCGTCCATATGGGCGGCGCAAAACAAATCCTTGTAAACCGACGACGGAGAACACATGAAAGAATCCGTTAAACAATTCTGCTCGCTCAATGGCCTCGGCGAGGTAACCGCCGAGATGCTTTATGACGCATACATAGGGAGTGAGGCCAATGACGACAGCAGAGATAAAAAGCAGCCTGACGACGCCGGGGGCGAAGTGCAAGCTGCAATTCCCGCGGGAACTGCGGGAACAGTTTGAACGCGATTGCGGTTTTACCGACGAGGAGCTAGAGATATTCCGGATGCGAGCGCAGGGCATGAGCATCATACAAATCTCGTTTGCGCTTGGCCGCACGGAGTATTACAGCACCGAGAAGGTGGAGCGCCGCATACGCAGCATAAAGGACAAGATAGCAGCCGCGATTGAGGGATAATTGCGGGATAATTGCGGGCAAACCGACGGGTTTGCCCTCTTTTTTTATGCGATGATATAGGCAACCAAAAGGCCTTTGGAATATTTTTAAGGAGGAAACCACTATGGCAGAATACGTAGCAGGACGCGGTACAACCGCACTCGGTATCATCGGCACCGTACTCGGCGGGCTGGCAACTGTGGGCGAGGCTCTTCCGGCGATGAATGGCGCTGCGGGAAATGCCCGCGGCAATTTCGTCACGAAGGAAACCTTTGAGCTTCAGAACGAGCTCGGCGCGGAGAGAGCGAAGAACGCGATCCTTGAGGCGGGCAAGACCACCGACGCGAAGATCGTGGACGTCTACAAGCAGCTTGCCAGCCGCGACATCGAGATCGAGAAGCGCCTCGGGCGGCTCGATGTTGAGCAGCAGGCGAACAAGGATTCGTTCCTGATGCTTCAGCAGAAGATGGCATCCGACAAAGCCGAACTCGAATGCGCGATAAGCCGCGAGAAGGACGAGCGCAAGTGCAACGACAACACCCTTGTCACCTACATGAACGCATCGTTCTACCCGAAGCAGGTTGCAGACGTCACCGTCGGCACGGCAACTACGGCGCAGACGCTGTACAACCCCCTTCCCGTTTGTAATTGCTAAACAGCAACCGGGGGCGGCCTGTGCCGCCCCTGCGTGTTAAGGAGGAAGTATTATGGTTACAGTAGAACAGCTGAGGCGCGGGATAGCGGAATACTTGGACGCTGAAATCGCGGCGAAAATAACAGGCTGGCAGAAGTGGGTTTTCTCTGCGGCCTGCGCTGCGTATCTCGCGCAATTGCCGAGCATTATGAGGAAAGCCTCGGAAAATAAATATATAGCGGCTATGGCGTTTATGGACAGCGCCGGGAACGTAGACGTGGACAAGGCATATGAATATCTTCGGCCGGCCGCCGCACAGTGCCCTGCGCCTATATCCATTCCCGGCATGGGGACGATAACCCTCACGGAAAGCGACGTAGACACGCTTTATAACTATATCACACATTCGTAAAGGAGAGCTTATGAAAGAAATCAAATGCCTGTACGCTAACATCCGCGACGAGATGGAGGATGCTGAGAAATACGCGAACCTTGCCCTCAAGTATAAGGACGGGGATCGTGAGCTTGCCGACACCTTCGAAAACCTCTCCAAGCAGGAAGTGACCCATGCTGAGGCACTACACGCCGAAGCGGTACGCCTGATAAAGGATTACCGCAGCAGAAACGGGGAGCCGCCGGAGGGCATGAAAGCCGTGTACGACTGGGAACATGAGCGCATGATCGGCGATATGGCGGACGTCAAACGGCTGCATGAGCTGTATCGAGGGTAAAGACGAAAAGCGGCGAGCTGCAAGCATGTAGGCTACGACGTAGGCTACGCATCAGAACTTTGTAGAACTCAACGGAGCCTATCAGCGTATATGGCCGGTTGAGACAAGCGAATATTTTAAACTTAGGCAAAGAAAAAAGTACCAAGAATCAGCCGTTTTGATTGATTCTTGGTACTTTTGGCGCAGAAGGAGGGATTTGAACCCTCGCGCGCTTTTTACACGCCTACTCCCTTAGCAGGGGAAAGAAAAACCTTGATTTATCAATGCTTTGCGGGTTTTTGTAGGCTATGTTGTAAGCTACGCGACAGCATCCAACGGAACTTTATGGGTCTTAAAATGGCCTGAATTCCCCGAAATTTGTAGCGGGGAATTTTCGCGCTGAAATAATATCATTCCTTGCCGCCTTTGTCAAGGACATTGATAGCAGCGTGGGCACTCTGCATATCGGGATGAATATAGCGCTGGGTGGTCGTAAACTTAGTATGCCGCATGATCTCCTGTATCACGCTGGGCGCAGTCTTGGCGAGCGCCAGCGCCGTCGCCGTGGTGTGGCGGCACGAATACGGCGGTAGATCGCGCACCTTCGCCCGCGAGAGGGCGGCGTGATACTCGGTATAAAAATTATCCGCGTTCATGCCGACGATGCGCCCCTTCTTGCTGCTCACGTTGGCGAGGATATCCTGGACGAGCGGTTCGAGCCAGTCGGGATAAATCAGCGGTGTTGATTTGCGCTTCTTGGTTTTCAGGCCGCAGCCGATGATCTCGTGCGTTTCGGTGTGTATCATGTCGGCTGTGCAGCGCAGCAGCTCACCGGGCATCATGCCGCTGTATATCATCAGCAGCGGGAAGCGCATAAACAAGTCACCGTTGTCGTAGGCTGTCCACAGCGCATTTATCTCATCCTCTGCAAACGGCTTTTGCTCTGCTTCAGCAAGCGGCGGCAGTTCGACAAACTCCGCAAGGTTTGTTCTTGCCTGCCCTTCGGCGACGGCGCGCTTGTATAGCTTGGCGAGCATGGTTTTCATGTCTTTCGCGGGGTAATATGTATCGGCCTGCGAGTCCACACAGCTTTGCAGGTTATCTATCGTAAGCTCCGCTATGGGCACGTTTTTGAGGGAATCTAGCCGACGCCATGCAATATCATACGCGCACTGCTTGGAGCTGCCGAGTTTATCGTATGCACCGCTCTTTTCCCACCATTTATGGTAGTCGTTGAGCGTAGGCCGGTACACCTGCTTCGGCGCGGTTTCTGTGGGATTGGCCGCAAAGGCGAGCGCGGCGGTTTTAGACGGGAAGCCTCCCTTCGTTCCGCGCCGCTGGTGCAGGCTGCCGGACGCATCAACAAACGTATCAATAGTCCATTGCGCTGTCCATGTCTTTCCGCGCCGGTATGCCGTGCCCTGCCCGTTCCCACGCCCCCTACGCGGCTGCGCGGTTTGCCGCGCCCCGCAGAACATGCAAAATGCGCTTATATCCGGTATTTCTTTCTTGCACTTACGGCATATCATTTCCTTAGCTTCCTCAGAGCGTACACCATGACACACACGGCGGCAACGACTATCAAGCCGAGAACGACGGCAAGGGCGCTTGACCTGGCGGACTGAAAAAGCCCAGCCGTTGCAAACTGGGCATCCCACACCATATACGAAATTAAACACACGAGCAGCAGGGCGCAGACAGCTAAAAGCGCGTATATGACAGGCATGCGGCTTGCAAGCTGCGCTTTGAGCATGGCGTTTACCTCTTCGAGCCGCTTGACGTCTCCGGCCTGACGGACATTATTCATTTCAAGCTCATGCACGGCGGCGAGGTCTGACGCGGGGCAAAGCCCGCACAGTTCATCCAGAGACAAGCCGAGGGTATCACATATCGCTGCCTGCTCAAATAGCTTTGGGTTTGGCGCTGTATCGGCGCTCTGGGTGGCTATAGCAGAGTATGATACGCCGGACTGCTCCGACAATTCGGCGAGGGAAAGGCGCAAGTCATTACGCGCGTCGGTTACTTTACGATTATAGCTGTCAAAGAACGGGATAAGACGCTGATAAGGGGTCATTTCACACACTCCCAAAAGTTTTCTTTGTTCCTGGCAACGGGGAAAAGGCCTTTTGCCGCAGACCGAGACGACATCTCGAAACCGGGCGTGGACTATGCCGGGCGCAGATGATAGGCTATAAGCGTAGCAGATAAGTCGGTTTACAAGGTATCTGTTACATGCCCCGGCGGAGGCTGGCACCAACGCCGGGGCAAATCTTAATCAATAGGACAAGTCGGGGAAGCCATAAGAGTTTTGCTCGTGGATTCCCACTTCTTCAGAGTTAAGCGTGAGCTTATTTGCCCATACTGCAAGCGTCAGCGGAGTTTTGGGAGATGCGGTGATGTCTGCCGCGGCAGACCAGTATTCTGTACCATCACCGAATAAATAGCCGCGGTTGTCATTCCATAGGCCGCACCAGTTAGCCCCACTTCCCGCCGCGCAGTATATTTTGTAGCTTCCTTCCGGAATAGACAATTCGACCGTTTGACCTGAACGAACATAAAACGCGATGTCATCGGTTGGCGCGTCGCGGAAAGGATTCTTGTTGTCTTTGCTTTTGCGCTGGTCATTCTGGGATACATATTTGAAATATACTACATAATCATACCCCTCGGACGCAGAAACACTTACGGAACAATTACTTTCGTATGACGCAGACCGGAAGACATGCCCATTCGCTTCGCGGGCTGCAACTGCCCTGTCGGGGCGCGGCGTCTGCACTTCGGCCGATGGAGATTCAACCGGCGGTGGAGTGACAAGCTCAGCGCCATCTCGAAAAACTGCTTGCTTTAAATACGGCAGCGCAGTGAGAACAACTGCGACGACCGACAAAAAGAAAGTGATCATCGGCAAGGCTTTCTTCATCTCTCTAATCACCTTCTTTCATTCATAAATTATACATATTTTAACACGAATAACCGGTATATTCCATACCGGTTTTCCAGTTCTACGTTATTTACAAATAAAATGCACCAAAATAATGCAAAATGACGATAAACGGAGGGGAAACATGGAGAACGAACGGGAAATACTGATTGCGGAGCTTGAAAAGCTGGCGGAGAAGCTGACATACGAACAGCTGAGGTCGGTGTACATCTTCACACTTCAAAAAACAAAATAAGCGGGAACAAGCCCGGTACGGAAATCACTCCGTATCGGGCTTGTTCAGTTTATCGGCAAGTCTTTGGAACACTGCGGAGAGCTCCTTCCACTCTTCGACAGAGGTCTCGGCCATAAATTCAATGAGCAGCTGCTCGATATCCGAGCGCTTGCCCTCGGAGAGCTGGCCGATGTACTCATCTATAACGTCGCGCCGCGACTTCTGCGGGAACGGCTGACCAGTGCCGGTACGCAGCCACACCTCATCTACATTATATACTCGGCAGATATCCGATATTGTGCGGTCGCTGGGGTCGCGCTGGCCTATTTCTATCATGGCGATATAGTTGCGGGACAAACCAAGAGCGGTGGCAAATGCCGATTGTGTCAGCCCAACAGTTTGGCGGACTTGTTTTATGCGTTCATTCATGTTATCACCTCCTGCTGCATTTATATAATAAACCAGCTTGCTAACTTTGTCAACAAAAATTTTAGAAAAATGCAAAATAACTGTTGACATTGTGACTCGATTGTGCTATTGTATGTACACAGAGTTAGCAAGCGAGTCAACAAGACGAGCGCCAGCACACATGAGAGGAGAACACAAGTAAACCGATGGGCGGCGGCTAAACCGGCCAGAAAGGATAGAGGGGGAAATAGAAAATGTATAAACTTCCTACAAAAGAAGAGCGAGAAAGTACAGCGCTTGGGCGTTTCGAGCTGGTTTGCGAAGCATACATTAACGGAAACCAGCAGCAGAGGGAAATAATCTTGTCAATGCTGAATGAAAGCGAACGGCAAACGTTTTTAACCGGCTGCGGTCTTTATCATCTGTTCACAGACCATCGCTTCTATGATGAAGTGAAAAACGCTGTCGGTGTCCAACTTTATAACGAATTACACAACGGACGACGACGGCAACGCCGCCGATCCCGCGCCCTTCCCGTCAATGGTAGTTATCTATAACGGGGAGCGGGTGAATGATGAATAACCGACAGGAAAAGCCGCCCTTGAAGTGCTTGCTGGGCATTGATCCGGAGAAAACGCAGAAATGCAAGCCTTCGGAATGCGCTTCTTGCGGC